TCGTCAATCAAGTGGCACAGTTCAAGACAGAGATCAGGAAGGAGTTAAAAACAATCAGAGAGGAGGAGCAGAATGAGGAAAGATAGTATCGTCGTCGCCCTGGGGACACCGCATCGGAAGCGTGAACAGGGGAAGCAAAGTCCAGACGGACGGCTGAAGGAATGCGTCTATGGCCGTGAGATTGCATCTGAGGTTGCTGTAAAACTCCAGGCTATGGGATACAAGTGCCTCATTGACTATATGCCGCTTGATCTTCCAAAGCAGATGCAGTCACAAAGTGCCAAACAGGAACGGCAGCGCGAGTTGGCTATGCGTGTGAATTTCGTCAATGAGCTGTGTCGTCAGAATGGGGCCAAAAATGTGCTATATATAAGTATCCATGTGGATGCCAGCGGCGACGACGGCAAATGGCACGACCCGAACGGCTGGAGTGTGCGCGTTGGCACAAATGCATCAAGAGAGAGCAAGATGCTGGCCGACTGCTTGTTTGACGCTGCCCATGCTCATGGTCTGAACATGCGTAGACCGACTCCAAATCAAAAATACTGGCCTCAGAATTTGTTTGTGCTTAACAATACTAATTGTCCTGCAGTGCTGACAGAAAACCTGTTCCAGGACAATGTGAATGACGTTGGTTTGTTGCTCAGTGAAGAGGGCCGTCATATCATCGAGAGAATACATGTTGAAGGTATCATTAAATATATTGAGAGCTTATGAAATTAGAAGACTTGAAGAATGGATTACTGATTATCTTTGTTCCCGTTGCCGTTCTTGCCTGTGTGTTTAACCGCAATCATTTAGCGCGTATCAACGAACTAAACAGTCAGTTGCAACGAATCAGTGTGGAACTTGCACACGCTCAGATTCCAATGCTGCGTGACACCATCCGGGACTCTATAGAGGTTGCTTCACAGGTAGTTGTGGAAGTGGTGCCAAAGAAAATGAAGGAGGCACTGGCCGCTGATGAGCAGCTTATCAAAGACCTACGGCTGAAAGTGAAACAGTTGGAGGCCATGCAGACAACAGTCATTGAGACAGCTGATTCAGTTCCGGCACATCACAAACCATCAGACAGTCTTTTCTTCTATAGTGACCAGTGGGCTGATCTTACCCTGGATCTGAAAGATAGTACCTTCTACTATAACATTCGCGACTCGCTGAGTACAGTAGTGTACCGCGAATACCGATACCACTTCCTCTGGTGGAAGTGGGGAACGAAGGGATACCGACTTAAAATCGTGAACTTCAATCCTAACGCTCGCGTTAAATATAACAGATATGTAAAGCCCGAGAAATAGCCCGGGCTTTAATTATTGCACCTTATTAATATTAATTTAGTGTTAAAAATTTGGCAGTTTCGATTTTTTTTCGTATATTTGCAGCAAAGATAAAAGTTTGAATTATGACAGCGTACTTCTTTACATCACCAGGATTCGGATTGTTCTGCACAATCTTTATCGTAGGCTGGCTCATTTGGGCTGGCATGAAGTCTGCTGGAAAGTGTCTTGACTCGGCAGGGCAGACAAAAGACATGACGTGGAGGCAGTTCAAAAAAGAAGTAGGACCTATGACATGGCAAGAGCATATCGTTTCGGCAGTACTTATAGTGCTATTCATAGCCTTCATCATATGGATTGCTGAAATAACATAGTATTTTTGTGATAGCGACATAAGCGGTATATTTGCACAGTAAATGTAAATATACCGTTTTTTATGGCAAAGACAGAACGATACGAGACCGTCATTCGGCTCAATACCGACCAGGCAAAACAGGAAATTGACGCTCTTCAGAAAAAGTACGAAGACCTGAGGAAGAAACAGGCAGGTCTGGCTCCAGACTCTACAAAATACAAGAGTTTGCAAAAGGAGATCGACAAAATCACGTCGAAGCTCGAGATGACAAAAAATCGAGTGGAAAGCGTCAATGATGCTCTCCAAGGGATGTCAGATGCCAAGCCGAAGCAGCTTAGGGACACCATCAGGGATATCAACGCCCTTCTAAATAGCGGTGATATAGAGCGCGGCAGCCGTGAATGGAAGGAACTGACCGCCGCACTCAAGGAGGCAAACACTCAGCTGAATCACATTAAGCAGGAAACAAAGGCCTCACAGCCCATTTTTCAGGGTTTCTTCAAGTTCCTGAATGACAGCTGGGGTGGTTTGATGATATTGTTCCAGTCTGTCACCGGTATTACTCAAACCATCAGGAAGTCGGTAGAGGACTTTGCCCAGATGGAGGAGGAAATGGCCGATGTACGCAAGTACACAGGTCTGGCCGACGCTGCTGTTCGTGACCTGAACGAGGACCTGAAGCGAATGGACACTCGTACTTCAAGGGAACAGCTGAACCGGTTGGCGGGTTCTGCAGGTCGCCTTGGCAAGGATGCTAAAAAAGATATCATGGAGTTCGTCGAAGCTGGTGATATGATAAACATCTCACTGGGCGATGATTTGGGTGACGGTGCCATCGAGAAGGTCGGTAAACTTGCTATGGCCTTCGGTGAAGACAAGAAGAAAGGCCTGAAGGGTGCCATGCTGTCAACGGGTTCTGCTATCAACGAGCTGGTACAGAACTCATCTGCCATGGGCGGTTTCCTGGTAGACTTTACTGCCCGCGTGGCAGGCTTTGGCAAACAGATAGGCTTGACGCAGGCTCAGATCATGGGTTTCGGTACCGTCATGGATGAAAACCTCCTTCGTGATGAGATGGCTGCCACTGCCTTCGGCAATATGCTCACGAAGATGCAAACAGACACCGAGAAGTTCGCACGCATAGCGGGCATGGATGTGAAGGCCTTCACAAAGCTACTGAATGAGGATGCCAACGCAGCCGTCCTTGCATTGGCTGATAGTCTGAAGAAAGCTGACCCACAAACCATGATGAAAATGCTCGATGACATGGGTCTGGACGGCAGCCGTGCAGTTGCAGTACTTGCCACTTTAGCCGATAAGATAGATGATGTCCGCAAGCATCAGGAACGGGCTAACAAGGCATACCAGGAAGGCACGTCCGTCATTAAGGAATATGAGATAAAGAACAATACGGCACAGGCCAAAATTGACAAATGCAAGAAAAAGTTCCACGAGATGACCGTAGAACTTGGTGAGCGCTTGGTGCCTGTCGTCGAGCATACTATAACAGGGGCTTCTGTCCTTGCAAGGATGTTAAGCGTACTGACAGAGTTCATCGTAAAGCATGGACGTGCTGTGGTTATATTGACTGGCTATATAACAGCCATGACTATAGCAATGAACATTAACACCATTGCAGGAAAGGCATCGAATGCTGTAGGCACAGTAACGAATGCCCTTATGAAGGCACGTATGGCGCTAATGAACAACCTCCGGCAGGCTTATGTCGCGTGGCGTATCGTAATAGCGACTGTGACCGCTAATCACGTAAGACTTAACAGTGCCATGGTGGATATGAAGAGACTGCAGATGACTAACATCTGGGGTGCCTTGGCGACTGTGATCTTAACCGTTGGAGTGGCTATCTATGGCGCTGTGAAGGCATGGAAGAGTCACAGCGAGGCTGTCAGAAACAGCCTGCAGCAGGTTAAGGAGATGCGGGCACAGCAGGAACTGGCTGGAGATTTGAACAAAAGTGTCAACGAATCAATAGCTGAGCAGAAGACAAAGGTAGAGCAGCTGACACGTGTCATCCACTCCAACGCATATTCCGTAGATGAACGCCGTAATGCCATCAAGACTCTGCAGAGTATTGTGCCGGAATACCATGCCTCTATTTCCAAAGAAGGACAGCTCTACAATGATAACTCTGCGGCTATCAAGCAGTATATCCAAAACCTGAAGGATGCCGCTCTTGCAGAGGCCATCTATCAGAAAAAGGTAGAGATAAATAAAAAGAAACTTGAACTCAGCTTCAAACAAAATCGCATCGAGGGATCGCTGAAGGCCGTGCAGGCATATCGCGATGCAAACCCCGAATTGTTCGAGTCCAGGAAGAGCGGTGCATATGTAGGAGCATCGGCCATTGGCGATGGTCAGGAAATGAATCAGAATCTCATTGATAGCAAGCGTCAACAGAAGATTCATGAAGAGCGTCTGGAGAACGTGAAGTCCGAAACAAAGACTGTTGAAGCTGAAGACAAATACCTTGATACCGTTCTGCAGAAAAACAGAAAGGTGAACGAACTCTATACAAAGAAGGTAACTGGTAGCAATACTCCCGTAACACCGACCTCGACTTCACCTACACAATATGAGTCTGAGAGTGACAGAAAGAAAAGGGAGGCCGAGGCAAAGAAAGCAGCAGCTGAGAAATTAGAACAGATGCGCGAGGCCGACAAGGAAGCTAAGGCCATCATGGACAACCGGCTGGCTGAGAACCTGCTGAACTATCAGGCAGGTCTTCAGGACTACCGCCAGTTTATGGCCAATCAGGAAAAGATTCAGCGGGAAGGGCTGCAGGCACGCCGTGATGCTTGGGACGAAGATACGGCAGAGTATGCAAAATACCAGAAGCAGCTAGCAGCCCTGCAGCTGAATGGTGACCAGGAACGTACGCGCCAGTCGGCGGCGGCAATCGATCGTGACCACAAGATCATGAGAGAATGGCTGAAAAGCCGTTTTGACGATCAAAACAGTGAATACTATCAGAACGAGGTAGCCTTGAACGAGGCATTATATGAACAGGATATCGAGTTCCTGCAGGAAAAGGCCAAACTTTACCGCAAAGGCTCCTTGGAGCGTATGCAGATAGAGTGGGAGATACAGGACAGAGAGGATCTTCATCAGCTGGAACAGCAGCGCACCTTCCAGCAGATGGTTGACAACTTGAAGACAACGTATCTGCAGCAGGGCAACGCAAAGCGTGAGCAGATGGAGCTGAATGCATTGGAGGAACTGAACAAAAAGAAGCTGCTGACGGAAGAGGAATACCAGCGTGCCAAACTGGCCATACAAGCACAGTATTCACAGGCACAGACTCCTGATGAGAAAACAGCAGCTGCTGGAGCAGATATGCTGAAGGTTGCCCAAACTTCTGCTGCCAAGGATGCTGGTACTGGCACCAGCACACCCATCTATGGTACCATATCAATGTATGTGGCCACCATGGATAAGCTGAAAGAACTGTATGGACAGGATGAGAAAAACCACGAGGCTTATCTGGCTGCAAAGCAGCAGGCCACGGCGCAGTTCTGCCAGCAGCTGGCCAGCGAGTTCCAGGCGGCCTATCAGACCATCGGAAACCTGATGTCTGCTGCATCGTCATACTATGGTGCACAGTCTGACTACGAGGTGGCCATGACCAAGAAAAAGTATGAGAAGCAGATAGAGGCCGCTGGCAATAACCAGAAGAAAGTCAAGAAACTGCAGGAACAGCAGGCCAAAGAAGAGGCGGCCATCAAAACGAAGTACAACAACAGACAGGTGAAGATCCAGATTGCCCAAGCACTGGCTCAGACTGCCACCAATGCCTTGAATGCATATGGCTCGGTAGTAGGAATCCCTGTTGTCGGTCCCACTCTCGCACCTATCGCTGCGGCAATGGCCGTCGCTGCTGGTATGCTGCAGGTGGCTGCTATCAAAAAACAGGCCGAAGCCCAGCAAGCCGGATACTATGAGGGTGGTTTTACAGGTGGCAAGCGATATCGAAAGGAAGCAGGCGTAGTCCATGAGGGTGAGTTCGTGGCCAACCATCAGGCCGTCAACAACCCCAACATCCTGCCGTTCCTGAGTTTCCTCGATCAGGCACAGCGCAATAATACAGTCGGAAGCCTGACGGCTCAGGATGTCAGCCGCTTCATCGGTGATGGGGGCTCAGCAAACGTGACACCTATCGTCAATATCGAGAACAGGAACGAGGAGCTGCTGGATTCTATCGAGAGGCTCAATGATAATCAAGAGCGTCTGGCCACAAGGCTGGAGGAAGGCATTGATGTCGTATTCGATATGGATGAGTTCAGCCGTCGTCATAAGTATTACCAGAAAATGAAGGAAAGAGTATGATAGAGTGCTACATCAACGGTCATCAGGCAATTCCCTTGCTGAACAGCAATCTCAAGGTTACACGCGAAAATCCTTTCATCAAGGAAGGCGGCAATTATACGATGGATATCACATTCCCCATGGATATACTGGAAAACCGTCTCGTTTTCGGAAACCTGCATAAATTGGGAGTCAGAATCCGCAATCAGAAACTCGAAAGTTGTCGGCTTTTGGCTGGAAAACTCCTTATCATTAGTGGGACAGGCATCGTTACACAAATCACTCAGGAAGCCGTCAAGGTTCAGGTTGTCAGCGGTGCGTCATCAGTCAAATGGCGCACGTCGTTCGAAAAGATATTCATCAACCGCATCGACTACGGAAGTGCAGATGTCGGTGCATCTTACAAGGGAACTGAGAGATTTCGAATCGACACGACCGGCCAGTTGTATCAGCAGCTCACGACGCAAGGTTTTATAGGAAACATCCACCAATGTGTATTCATGCCAGCTTACGACAGTACCAATGACGTTGTGGTCAATGCTACGTCATTGTATGGCGACCGTCCAGTCACCCCTCAGTCTGTCATTATAGGTCCAAGGGCCGTGCAGCCCAACCTCATGATGGTACTGCACACAGTGCTCCGCCATCTGGGCTACACTGTTACCTATAACGCATACGATGTCGCTCCATGGAACGAACTGATCATCTGCTCCGTAACACAGACGTCAGTCATTGCCAAAGCACTACCCCAATGGTCAGCTAAGAAGTTCCTCGACGAATTCTCCAACATATTCAATGCCACATTCATCTTTGATGACGAGGCAGGAACCGTGCGTGTTGTGCGCCGAAGCGACACGACAGTATTAGGTAACGAGACGGAGACGATCGAACCCGTTGACGAGTTCACGGCAGAGTACGACGAAGACGGACTTGAATATATAGGCTCGTCGAACATTGACTACAATCTGAAAGTATTAGAGGGACAGGTTCCAAAGGTACCTCAGGAGGTGCTGAAGAACTTTACCATCCGAGAATATGACAGCTTCAATGATATCGTGATCGCTGCGCAGCAGATGACAGAAAAGGAACAACTCACCACGCTCTTTGCAGCACCAGGAGGATTCTATTACGAATACGAGGTAGTAGACGGCGAAGGGAACCCTCAAGGTTATCTAGACTGGAAACTCATAGGCATATTCACACAGCTGACGCGCGACAGTGACAACGACAGTGTAATTTCACTCGGTATCGTCCCTGTTGCTATAGGGAAAAACAAAAGAACAGTCATCGGAGGTTCCACCGAAATATCGGTATGGGTTGAGACAGAAGAAGAAGTATGGCTTCCTGAAGTAGAGGGAATAGATTTGGAGAACGGCAGTTCCTTCAAGGACTATGTAACCATTGAGGACGTCATCGAGAATGGCGACAGTGCAGACAGTAAAGACAAGGACGAGGAAACCGTCATGCAGATCTTATGGCCATGCGGAAGAAAGTTCGAAGGCTATGCAACTAATTCATTCTTTAGGCTTCCAGTCATCCTTCCGCAATCATACACAGACTGGCGCATCGGACAGTACGCAGGCAACTACTCGCTAGGTCTGACGCATGCGGGCGGGCATGTCTACGTCGGCCAGTTCCACGAGCGGACGCTGCTCATCAACAGTGAGGGCACCATCGATCCGCACAACGAGTATCGCATCAGTTTCCTGTCAGACCACATACCAAATCCAGCCAGCATATACATGATCAGAAACAAGCGCTACCTGTGCTCAAAGATAGAAATGGCAGTAAATGAGGAAGGCCTCGATAAACTTATGATGGGCTACTTCTACGAGATACTATAGTGCCCCCTCGAAGTCCTTCACGCTCTGCGGTACCTCTCGACCTCGCTTCAGGTACTTGTTGGTCACGGCCACATCAGAGTGGCCAGCCTGATCGCGGGCAGTCACCACACCTTCTGCATTGGCAAGGTCACGGATGCCGGAGTCCTTCAGACTGTAGAACTGGTAACTGTCAGGCCACCGCAAATCCTTGCGCATCTTCTTCCATTCATAGCGGAAGCGGTTGAGATAGGTCATAGTCTGTCCGGGCTTAAGGCTTTCGCCGAACAGATAATAATGAGATGGGGCGTCGAAAATGCGCAATTCAACCATCAGCTGCAGCAGCTTTGCATTCAGGCCTACACGTCGTTCCTTATGATTCTTAGCCACGTCTGCAGGGACTGTTATTTCCCTATCCTTAACAGATATATAGCCAATGCGGATATGACGGAGCTCGTCAGGCCTGATGAAGGTATAGTATTCCATCATGCAGGCAAGGAGAAAGTACTTGTTACGTTTATTAAGGTATTCGCGCATACGCGTGAGGGCTGAAACAGGAAGTGCATCACGATGTTTTTCCTTCTCGCGCAGCATATGGATGTCCTCGACGGGGTTTTTGTCTATGTAGTGACGCTCAATTAGCCAGCTGGAGAATGTTGACAGCCATGTACGGTAATTGTTGCGGGTCGTGGCGCTGACATCCTTATCGAGAATAAGGTAGTCCAGATAGTCCGTGACAAACGTCCTGTCGAACTGGTACACGAACCTAATCCCGACATGGCACTCCTGGATATATGTTTCTAAGGAGCTGAGACGTGAGAGGTAATCGTATGCTGTCTTATGCTTTAGTGAACCCTTAGCCTCCATGGCTTCGACATACTGCCGATAGCTGGTCAATACCTCAGTGAATCCCGTCAGGTGCCTGGTACTGTCGTTATTAACCCACGGATTCCACCCCTGAATGAGACGCTGGGTGATATTCACAATAAGCAATGTGGCCATGATATATCGCTCATTTCGCTTCTTTTCTCGGTCAAGCATGTACTTTTTCCGCTTCATTTTGTCGCTGACAGGATCATAGGCGAAAAAGTCCACGTACCAGCTCTTTCCAGTGTGTAGTTTGGGAAGAGTGAATCCTATAAGAGCCGTGCTTGAAAAATCTTCAGGTATGGGCATTTTTTTTGTTGGGGAAAATCCAGAGGACTCCCCAACAGGTTCAACATTGTCCGAGTTTTGTCCGAGTAGTAATCGGTCTGAGACGAAAAAAGCCCCATTCTCAGGGACTTTATCGATTGTATTAGTTGCGGAGGCAGGATTTTGATTTACAAGGCCAATTCCTGCCCAATGCAGTGGCTGTAATGCCTTTGTAGAGTGGTGTTTCCGACGTTTCATGAAAAACACGTTATTTAGTGTCCGAGTTGTGTCCGAGTTTTAAAGCCAAGTCGAGACGTGCACCGAGTTCATCTTTGACTTTTTTTAGGTCTAAAATTCTTTCATCTTTTTCCTTAATAAGCATTCTCAGGGCTTTATTTTCTGCTTGTAGCGACTTTACATCCTGATTCACGACGGAGGAATTTATGATGTTTTGATTTCCGACAATAAACGGAGATGCCCCTATTTTGTCCGAGCCGCCAAAGAAGTCATCCAGAGATATGTCCAGGATGTTACATACCTTCATGGCGGTTTCTATAGTCGTATTTGGACGCCTCAGGAAATCGTTTATTGTCCTGTGGGTTTCCTCTCCCCACATAAGAATAGCAAACTGTCGCTCAGTCATGCCACGAGATGCTATGGCTTTCCTGAGGAATTCGAGATTGACATTGACACATTCGTACCTCATGTTACATCTATTTATGTTAAATCCTCTTAAAGACGGAAGGATTTTTCCGTCATTATTAGGATTATTCCGTTTTTAATATTAATTTTGCCACAAATTTAAATATTTAATCCGAAATAAACAAGAAAATTATGGCAGAAAATCAGAGCATTGACGTGAGGGTTTATTACCAGTCACTATCAAAAAAGGAAAAAGGAAAGTTTCTTCGGTACCTTTCTCAGAGGTACGACTATCCGACCGCCACAATGAGCGGGAAACTCAGAGAGAACAACGTCAGCGAATTGCGCCGCGATGAGTTGGAGAATATCACCAAGACCATAGAGACGGGCGTATGGAGGCAGTAGAGTTCAGGGTATCTCCAGACGGCAAGGTTTACTACAAACAGGGTAAAGCCGAGGAAAAGCGGCTTACCAGGTTCAGCACAGGTATCTGTTTGGAGATGCTGGGTATTATCAACGAGAGGTTCCCTGGAGCATGGGCAAGGCTTCGCTTGTTATACAAGCCTAAGAACAATTCGTCAGCAGCTAAGGATGTAGCCGCTTTCTCCATTATTGAGCGCTTTATCCGCTGCAACTTTGGTGAGCATGATTTGCTTACTCCAGACATCGAGAGGGACATCCTCCATTTTGAGGAAGTCCGCTGTCCTCTTAGAGGAATATGCCAGGATGAAAATATCATCTGTAAACCTCAGAGTCTATACAGGTTGACGCCTGCAGAAAAGGAAGTCGCCAAACTGTACCTGAGGGGTGACACATTCGATATGATTGCAAGAGAGCTGGGTAAATCTCCATCTACAGTGAAGCAGCAGCTTTGGAAACTGAAAAAGAAAATTGGTGCCAAGAACTGCAGGGAGATCATCCGTGTTTTGCGAATACACAATATCTAAAACAGAGACCGTCCCGCCAGGCCATAATAAAATTAATACACTAACACTGTCGATAATCTTTTTGGCGGGCGGCCTCTTTAAACTTAAAACAATGCATCCGGATTGTCAAACGTGCAAAGACAAACGCAACTGCATCAATGGGGCAAGGTGCATGAAGTGCGGTTGCTATATAGACCGAATAAAAACAAAACCGTGTGAATATGAGTAAAAGTGATCTTCTAACAAAACTAATAGTCATAGAGACAAAAGGGCGCTCTATGGGTATGCAGATGAGAAGAGAGGCAGCTGTGGCGCGTCAGGAACTGGCCGACCGCCAACGCAAGGGCCTCACTGGTGATGCTGCCATCGCCCACTATAATGAGTGGATGCAGCACTATGGTATGGAACATCTTATGGTAAGGGATGAGTCTTTATGAATGTTATAATAACCCTTCCCAAACAATTGATTATAGCCATCATAGAAGGAACAAAGACTTTCGAGATGCGCAAATGCAGACCCAAACACATGAAAGTTGGTGTGGATGGTTTCTTTGTCGTCGAAAAAGGCACAAAGAGAATACACTGTTGGTGTCGCGTCGATGAGATACAGACTGTCAGCGGCTTGTTTTCCCTTACGAAAGAAACGTGTAATATGCTTGCAGTGTCTAAAGAATACGTTGACACGTATCGCTCTAACGCAAAGTTTATTTACCTGTGGCGCATAGGCAAGGTAAAACGGTTCGAAGATGGTGCGGTAACATTAGAGGATTTAGTTGTTGACAGGGCACCTCAATCTTTTGCTTATTGCCCTCTTTCTTTTGGTGAATCATTTTAAATAAACAAAAGTATGGATAGACATTTTTTTATTTCTGTTTCGACTTACAAGTCAAACAGAATGGGCGAGGAACTCAGTTCCTATGTTGAGAAGAAATACCATCATATGGTAGTTCATAAAAATGACTTCTTTGATATCAAGGCAGATATTCAGGCGAAGATGCAGGAACTGGAAGAGAAGTATAAAAGATGTAAACCTTTTCGCATCACCTTCTATGAATTTAGAGACCGCTATGGAGTCGAGTGCCCGGATATAACCGTTCGACCCGACACCGATACTGATAAGATAGTGCTTTGTCTGCGTTCAGATTATGTAAGGAATGCTATATTAGAATACAGGAGGCCATAGTATGAAAAGACAAAGAAAAAATGTGAGCCTTCCAGCCATAAAAAAATTTCGGGAGGCTATAGCTAACGGAAATATTGGAACCTATCTGATTGAATCCGGAGAGAAAGTAAATGCCGGAAGCGTTAAGGTGAAATACACTCTAAAGAATCGCCCTTGGGTAGTTACTGTTGAAGCAAAGAGGATATATAAGAACAAACATTGACATCCTAGAAAAGTATGAAAGTAACGCAACTTGAAATATTCGGAATGTCGGCAGACGAGAACCATTTCACATCGACATTGTGGGGAGTTCTGACGTTCTTTCCCGCATCGAGCAACAAATGGAAAGACACCTGCCGGCATTGCCTATTATGGGACAACGAAGCTGGTCATTGTTCAGAGCCTCCCGGTTCTGCTCGATGTGCTGACTACGAGCGTACTGATAGAAGAGAAGGATATTTTTCTATACAACAAATGCCACACATATGAGTTATTTTCCTGAATTTGACAAACACGGGCGCTACATCGAGTCACCATGCTATGGCTGTGACCTACCTGATTGCAGTTCCTGCCCAAGAGAAAACAAATCTGTCGAAGAATGAAAACCCCTATCACATATTACGGAGGCAAGCAGATTCTCACACATGAGATTCTGGAATTGATGCCAGCCCACAAGATATATGTGGAGCCGTTCTTTGGTGGTGGCGCGATATTCTTTGCCAAAGGTTCGTCATTCCTCGAAGTTATCAATGACACCAATGATCTGCTGATTAACTTCTATCAGCAATGTGTGGATAACTTCGAGGCCCTGCAGCACAGGATCCAGAACACCCTTCACAGCGAAAGTGAGTTCAAGAAAGCCCGGACCATCTACAACAATCCCAGATATCGGAGCAAGCTCGATAAGGCCTGGGCTGTTTGGGTGATGACGAACATGAGCGTGATGGCCACCCCTCGAGGAGGATGGAAGAGGGACAACGGAACGGGTGGCTCACATATTGGTATCGGAATGGACAATCACAGGAAGCGCTTTACATCGCAGATTTACGATAGGCTCAGCAAAGTGCAGATCTCCTGTCATGATGCCATCGACGTTATCAAGGAACGAGACACTCCAGATACATTATTCTACCTCGATCCTCCGTATATCGGTGCTGAGCAAAAGCACTATAAGGGCTATAAGAAGGAAGACTTCAAGCAGCTACTCGATGTCCTTTCCGGAATTCAAGGAAAGTTCATCCTATCGAATTTCAGCAGTGATATACTGCAGGAGTATTGCGAGGCCAACAGCTGGAATATTAAGGTTATCTCTTTGAAGAGCATGATACCAGCTCTTATTCACAAACCACGTAGAAAGTACGAGGTTTTAGTTTGGAACTTTACACAGGAACAAAGTCAATTAAAATTTGAATAATATGAAATTTTACGTTTGCGGAAAAATCGGCAAGGACAATCCGAGTCCGGAGACACTTGCCAAGTTCAAGAAAGCCGAGGACATGCTAAGAAGCAGAGGTCACGAAGTGTTTAATCCTACAACCAGCGGCCTAGGTCGCCATGCCGAGAGCCTGGCGCAAGCAGCTGACTATGATACTTCCTTCTATCAGGAGATCATGCTACTTGACCTTGTGCAATTGGCACAATGCGATGCCGTGCTCGTGTTGGAGGATTGGCATAATTCGCCAGGAAGCAAGCCTGAGTTGATGCTTGCAATGGCTCTTCAAATGCCAATTTACCAGGAGGCTCCAAACGGTCGCCTATTCCCTGTTAAGTTCGACGTCAGAAGGATTGTCGAGTATCAGGAGCCGGATAAGGCCTTGACTGTCGGAGAGGTTATGGAGAAACTGCAGGATTTCGCGCCGGACACTCCCATGGTGATGAGTGCAGACTTTATGCTGGGCGAACCTTTTGTGCAAAGCTTCGACCGTCAGATTCACGGGCCAATCTATGAAGTAAGGGCGAATGATGATCTGAGAGTAAACTGTGGAATGACTGCAGTATTAGATGCATACATGAATTGCACCATTAACTTTGATTGAGTTATGAAAATACCCCCCCCACTATATGTAGTTACAGGTCTATGGCACGGTCAGCGCCGCGAAGCCATCAGCCTGCCATGCAGCCGTCTGAAGGCTGTGGAGTTGAGAGACTGGACGCGCAGAACGTTCCAGAACATCAACGTGTATGTGGATATTCAGATAAGGGAGGTAGTAAGGATTTGAACGGATAAACCGTGTATTTTACATCCTGCCTGACAATCACTATATTTGCAACCGCAAGTAAGACCGAAGAGTTATGATAGACCAAAAGTACATTGACATGATCATCGACCGCGTAGACCTCGAGAAGGTTGTCTCGGGCTACGTTGGTGAGATGAAGCGCAAGGGACACCGCTCATGGGCGTGCTGTCCATTCCATCAGGAGAAAACTCCATCGTTCTGTGTTGACACCGCCAAGAACCTGTGGCACTGCTACGGCTCGTGCCAGGAGGGCGGAACTGTCATCAAGTTCATCGAGAAGATCGAGAACCTGCCTTTCCCGCTGGCGGTAAAGAAGCTGCTGAAGGATGAACTACATATTGACCTTCAGGATGCCGATATACAGTCAACGCCTGAAGAGGAAGCCAGGCACAAGAAACTGGAGTCCATGCGCATCATCAATGATTATCTTTCCCAATGGTTCTATCATCAGCTGTGGCAGAATGACCCTGCGGCAAAGGCGGCAAAAGACTACATGCTGGGCAGATGGGATGAAGAGTACTGCAAGGAAATGCGCATCGGCTTCGCCCCTGAGGACGGCAGGAAGGTCATCGAGTACTGCGAGAAGAAAGGCCTGAACTTCGACTTGCTGCAGGAGATGGGTATCCTGAAGATGAGCGAGAAATCACATCAGCTGTATTGCGTCTATCGTAACCGCCTGATGATTCCCATCCGCGACCGCTACTCGAACATCATAGGCTTCACCGCCCGAACCATGGACGGGGAGGATGACCGCAAATACATCAACTCCAGCGAGAGTGACCTTTATAAAAAGAGCCAATCCATCTTCGGCATCGAGCAGGCCATGACAGCGGCCAGACGTCAGGAAAAGATGTTCCTGGTCGAGGGAGGCCCCGACGTCATGAAGCTGCAGTCCGTCGGAATCCTCAATACCATTGCTTCACTGGGTGGCGCATGGACGAAGGATCAGTTCCTGCTATTGCGTGACTACCGCATGCAGAACATCACGCTGTGCTTCATTCCGGACAGTGACATCCCCAAGGCAGGTGAGAAGTTGGGCGCAGGCTTCAAGAACGTTTTGAAGAATGGTGCACTGGCCATGGAATGCGGCTTTACCGTCAGCGTCCGCGAGATTCCTAATGATCTGGAAGCAGAGCATCCAAAGAAGGTGGATCCTGATGAATACATCAACCGTGACACCGACCTCGCCGGTCTCACAGAAAAGGAGTTCCTGCTGTGGTACGTGGAAAAGTCCCTCGATAAGGAGGCCACGACGGAAGACCGGCAGAAAGTCATCAACAGCGTGTGCGACTTGCTGGTGTGCATCAAGGATGAAGACCTACAGGAAACCTATCTGTCGAAGCTCGCACACTACGATGGTACCAAGCAGCTGTGGCGCAACGCCTTCAACTCAGCCAAGCGACGCAAGCAGGAGAAACTGTCGAGCAAAAACAAGCGTGGCGATATCGATATGCTCAGACAGTTCGGCTTCATCGAGAAGCACAACTGTTATTTCGGTACCACAAAGGATGGTGATGAAACCCAGTGGTCGAACTTCTCTCTGAAGCCCCTCTTCCACATCAAAGATGACCTAAGGCCTGTGCGTCTGTTTGAGATTAACAACAATGAGGAAGAGGACAAAGCGGAGATCATCGAGTTAGACATGGAAGTGCTTACATCCTCGAAGTCACTGAGAAAGAAACTGCTGGGTATCGGTAACTATATATGGATGGCCAGTGACCAGGAACTGATCAAGCTGCAGTCCTATCTGGCGAAAGTGACTGAGACTGCCGTAGAGATCAAGCAGCTGGGATGGCAGAAGGAAGGCTTCTATGCTTTTTCCAACGGCGCACTGGAAGATTCAGACTGGCACGATATAGATAAGATGGGTATTGTGCGCCTGAAAGCCGGTAAGTTCTACCTTCCTGCACTGTCGCAGCTCTACAAAACTTCCAAGGAACTTTATGTAAACGAGCGCAAGTTCCAGCTCACACGCTACTCCAATATTTCCCTGAATGAATACTTCACGAAGATCTGCCGTGTGTTCGGCCCCAATGCCAAGGTGGCTTTGACATTCTACATGGCCTCACTCTTCGCGGACATCATTCGCCAGCGCAGCGTGAAGATTCCGCTGCTGAACCTCTTCGGCCCTCCTGGATCAGGTAAGACCGAACTGGCGCAGACGCTCATGTCATTCTTCCAGATTGATTATGAGGCACCGAATATCGAGTCATCCATCCCGTCGCTGGCCGACGCCGTGGCCTCCGTCAGCAATGCCCTGGTGCATCTCGACGAATACAAGAACGGCATCGATATCAAGAAACTGCAGTTCCTGAAAGATATCTGGGGAGGTGTAGGCCGTATGCGCATGAACATGGATAAGGATAAGAAGCGTGAGCAGGCCCGTGTGGACTCGGCTGTAATCATCACCGGTCAGGAGATGCCGACGGCAGACCCCGCACTGTTTACCAGGCTTATCTATCTGACATACGATAAGCACTCCTTCAGTGAGCAGGAACGGCAGGAGTTTGCCGATCTGCAGCACTGGCGTATGCTGGGAGCCTCTCACATCACCATCGAGATCCTGAAGCACCGCGATAAGTTCGAGGCCTCTTTCGGTAATGCCTGGCGCAAGGCAGAGGCAGACGTGAAGTATGCCCTGCGTGGTGAAGGTGCCATCGTTGACCGAATACAAGGCAACTGGACGGTGCTGCTGGCCACCTACATAGCACTGGAGGATGTGCTGCAGTTGCCTTACTCCTACGATGACCTGCTGAAGCTATCGACGCAGGGCATCCTCCGACAGAATGAGATGTCGGCCAGCGTCGATGAGGTGGCTGGATTCTGGAACATCATCAGCTCTGCCATACAGAAGGGCATCCTGATGAAGGACCAGGACTACAAGATAAGATACAAGCGGAAGCTTCGTACTTCGAAGCAGAAGGATGAGATGGACTTCGAGAAGAACATCCCAATCCTGATGATCCGAAAAAGCGTCATGCTTTCCACCTACCGCGAACAAGGCCGCCGTATGGATGAACAGATACTTCCGCAAGAGTCCATGCTTCACTATCTGGAGATTACGCCGGAGTACTACGGCTATACCACCTCTCCTGAGCGTTTCAAGAAGTTCAATGCCAACGGTATGGCAGAGAGGGAAGAGATAACAGATGAGAAGGGAAACACTGCAGGCTTCCGCACTGTCTGGAGCCAAGACCGGCCCATGTGTTTCAACTACGAACTGGTGAGCCAGAAATACGGCATCATCCTCGACACCTATACAGGTGGTGAGAATGATACGCCACCCCGTCCGGAGCCGGAACAGGGAGAACTTTTCAGAGAGAGTGACGAAGATGCACCATATTAGTCAATTACTCATAGGTCTATTTGTTTTAGGTTGGGGTGGCTGTCGTGAGGCAGCCACCTTTTTCGTGCGCTGTGCGGGCGCGCAGTAGGCTCTATCTGCCTTTAAAAATGCTTTTGAGAAGTGAAAACATATATGTTACATTTGTAGCAACGTGTAGCAACTTTGTAAACGCTTGATTCTCAGTGCGAAAATGGATGTAGCAAAGACGTAAAATTTGTAGCAACGATGTAGCAATTTGTAGCAACGGACTATTTTCTATTATATTTTGTAGCATTGTAGCAGCAAAAATGTAGCTTTCTACAAATATGCTACAAACGTAACTCGTTGATTATAAGCATATATGCTTTTTGCATCTCGTTGCTACATGTTGCTACACATAATGTCCTCGTGTGCGCGAGATTTTTCCGATTAAAAACGGAAAATTAGAAAATTATTACTATCTTTGCACCCAAAACCTGATGAATATGAGTAAATTCGTTGTTTATCTAAAACTGCAACCTTTCGTTGCGCAGTGGCTTCACCACCACTACGGGAACCCAGTTCACTTCCAGCCGCAGTCGGTTGAGAACTCCACCATCCTTCAGTTCACAAGGAAACTTCCAGAAGGTCGTCTGCCGGACACAGCAGCCGAAGGTCTTACCGCCGTATGCATCCCTGACAATGAAAAGAAGGATCCTTCCATTTATAACTATCTTGGACCAAAAGGCAAAGAAGCTGTGGTGGACTGTATTGAGCGGACGTTCAAGCTGATGATGTGGAACGAGCTCAATGATATGTCCGATGTCGGGTGTTCTGTACTATCTGCCATTGATGCCTGGTGTGAAATGCACGGCATCGATATCGAGTACGACCGTACCATCCTGATGAGATATAACAGGCTTAGAAATTCATATGTCAAAAAGGGGATAGACCTGCGTCGCAGAAGACGGAACCTTGATAAGTCCTTTAACAAAAAATAACGCAAAAAATCATCACCATGAGATACCCTGTATTTTTACTGGGCGTTAAAGACCGTGAAAGGCGTTAAAGGCCGTTACTGTGCGTTAAACCCCGTTACAACCCGTTAAACTCCGATAATAGATGAAAAAGATTCAAATCATTACCGCCATCGACCGGATTCCGGTCACCAGTCTTGTGGGAATGTCATGTGTCTCTAAGACTGGAGTGAAACTTCCGTATGGAATCAACTGGCAACCACTTGCCATCAAGCCGCATGCGCAGCTTTCCATTAGTGACAAAGTGGAAGATAAGAACACCGTATGGACTGTCAAACTCGTTTTCAAAACCTGTGAAGAGTTCGGCGACCGTGGACGCTGGGCATACCGCTGCAAGCTAGTGGATGGTAGCTACCGACTGATAGGGACCGATGAAAGACCCTATCCTGTTGCATCGGTACTGGAGAATATGCCAGAGAATGTGACCGATAATCAGCTCAATGAGGTCACTGTAAACTGGCAATCAGCCCATTTTATCCCATATATCATAGAATAATAGGTATTTTTTTATTGAAATTCCATTGTCTACCTTTGCCGTAGAATTTGCAAAAGTAGACAATGGAATATCAATTTATCATTTCCGGAGAAATCGGTGTTGCCTTCGACTGGTGGACTGGCCAGCGTGGTACCACCGCTAATCAGGTTAAGAACTTCCTCGATGGTCACAAGGATGAGGACGTTCATATTGCAGTCTGCTCTCCCGGCGGATACGTCGATGCAGGCCTGCAGATGTACCAGTTCATCAAGGATCATGGTAAAGTTCACTGCCATATCCTCGGTATGACGGCCAGCGCTGCCACCATCCTCACCATGGGTGCCAAGGAGGTGGATATGGTTGACGGCTCACTGATGATGATTCACAACGCTTCTACGAAAGCTGTTGTCTGGCAGTTGGCAAACAAGGAGCAGCTTGACCAGATTATTGCTCAGTTCCAGAAAGATCGTAAGGATCTGGACACCATCGACCGCGTCATTGCATCGCTTTACTCAAAGCGAAGTGGTAAGACACTTGATGAGTGCCAGGATAAGATGACGGCCGCCAATTGGCTGTCACCTCAGGATGCTCTAGACTTCGGACTGATTGACCGCATTGTAGATGATGAGGACGTGAAAAAGAAGTCGAACCGCTTACGCACAACTTTTACTAATTCCATATTCAAGGATTTCGGTCTTCCTTCCCTGCCTGCGGACACGACGGATGGTTTATCTGCCGTCGTGGACCAGGAAGGTAATCCAGCTGAAGGTTTCATGCAGAAGGCGACTGCGTGGATGCAGAAGCGATTTCCTAAACTTTTCGCCGATGAGAGTATAAACCCAATGACAAAGAAAGTTTTAGCTTGCCTGTGCGCCTTGCTGGCTGTACAGGACTTCGAGGTGACGGACGGTAAGATTACGATCACCGAGGAGGATGCGGACAAGGTTGAGGGTCAGTTGGATAAGCTGGGAAAGGATCTGAAGGCAGCTAAGGATGCTGAAAAAGCAGCCAAAGATGCTCAGGCAGACCTCCAGACGAAGCTCGACAAAGCTCTGCAGGACGTGAACGATCGCGACACGCAGATTGCCAACCTCAAAAAGGCCGCAGGGGCAGAGGACGAAGTCCCTGCCGGAGAGAAAGTAGACGAAGGTGCCGGTGAGATCACCGCACAGTCAATGTTGAACGAAATTAAAGACCTCTGATTATGCCAAATGCTAAAGTTGTAATCCAGGAGCCGGAGGTAACCTTTGAGGAACTGGCTGAGAGTGCCCGTAAGCTGCGCAAGCCGCTGCTTCAAATCCCGGTCATGCGTGCCGAGAAAGCACTAAAGTTTATGACGCCCCGTGTGGGCATCCGTGTTGCAGAAACCGTCGGCACGCTCGATGGTGACATGCAGTTCGGACCTTACGATGAAGATCGTGAGGATAACAGCGACGTGAAGATCACGCCGCGTACATTGTTCACCTATCTGGGCAGTGTCGTGAAGAATTTCAAACCCAACGCCATCGTGAAGAGTATCTGGGGTCCCTCAGTACTGCATGGTGAGGGTATGAAGAATACCGAACTGGCACGCATGGTATTGACCATGCTTACCCGCAAGATGGGTGACCACCTCTATCGTGAGCTGTTCAAGGCCCAGCGTAATGCCAGTGGCACTACCACGCATGACCTCTTCAACGGCTTTGACACCATCGCCAAGACCGAGATGACCGCCATCGAGGCAAACGTGGCTCAGGGCATCGAGGCAAAGCCCGCTGCCATCACTGAGGCATTGGGTAACCTGAAGGTCATCGAGGCTATCACCAAGAACAATGCCTATGATGTGCTTCGCGCCATCTGTAAGGCTGCCAATGAATTCCTGCGTGATGAAGAGGAACTGCTTCTCTTCTGTCCTGAGCATGTCGTTTGGGACTACGAGGAGGACTATAAGACAACCACTGGCGGTACTGCCTATAATACGCAGTTCCACAAGTATGTCATCGAGGGCTTCGAGAATGTTACCTTCGTTCCGCTGTCATGTAAGAACGGCTCACCGTTCCTGCAGCTGACCACCAAGCGCAATATGCTCTATGGTGTCGACCAGATCTCTGATAAGGAGAATGTCGAGGTGGCACGCTTCAAGGCATTCGTGCTCCAGTTCATCGCTACGATGTTCTTCGGCGTTCAGTACGAGAGCATCGATAAGGAACGTATCCTCTTCGCTACCATCGATGGCACTACCGCCATCTGATGAATAAGGTATCAGGGGTTGGCGGCTGTCTGACCTGAAAGGCCCGGTGCCGCCGCCCCACTTTCATTCACATCAAAAAACGAAAGAAAATGCCACAAGATTGTTCAAACGAGAAGACCTTGCTGCAGGATGTCAAGTTCTGCCAGGGCAAGAAATCGCTTCCTGGTACAAAGAAGCGTGTATATCTGGCAGACATCCGTGATATCGTGAAGTTCCCGAAGTTGGCAGACCGCTCAGCAAATGGTACTAAGCTCTCGGATGTCGCAACATATCCCGCCACTATCGCGTCCGGCAACTCCAATGTTGCCAACAACTTCGTGATGGCTGAGGGAAAGTTCTTTATTCAGGTGGACATTATTAACAATAATGGTCAACTGACCTGTGAACCTCAGGGCACCTTCGGTTCGAAGACCTACAAGAATACCTATAAGGGTAATGCTCCTGGCACTGAGGAAGAAGTCACAGGCTTGATTGCCGAGGTGCTCAATGCAGAGATTATTGCTGTGGTTCCTACCCGCACCGGTAAGTTCCGCGTTGTCGGTTCTGACGAGTTCCCTGCAGAGGTGAATCCCAGCCAGGACACTGGTCAGGCTGCCACTGACACCAACCAGACGGCTCTCGAGATTGTTGCCGATGATGAGATGCCCGCTCCTTTCTATTTTGGAAAGCTTCCTGTATCAGATGGTGAGTTGGACTGCACCACAGGTGAAGTCACCGAAACTCCTGGGGAATAAGGGTATGCCCATTTTTAAGGTTAGGGATAATGTAAAATGATGGGGGCGGAATGGGCGTACAGCCTCATTCCGCCTTTTTAATTCAGTTAATTATGAACGGAATAGACAAACTTTTTCGAGCCAGAATTGAAGAATGGCTCTCAAAGAAAAAGCACTCTGAGGCCGATTTGGCCAACGGTGCAATGATGGTGCTGCAGTGCAACCGCAACCGCGCCATGTACAACACCATGATGCGAAAGCCTTCTCACTATGAGGAGAAAATGGTCTATGAACTGAAAAAGCACCTGGCTTATCTTCAGAATGATATGAACCTCGATGACGTGAAACAGCAGGAAAAGAAAATCCTCCCCGTTATCGAAAAAGTTCTCAACGTGGAGCTGACAGAGGAGCATCCTTTGCCAAGCCCGGCACTATCCTCTGAAGAGCCTTACGAACAGACGGATGCCATCGTAGCTCGTGGCAAGCGTACCGACCATGACACATTGCCTGAGGCTATACGTGCCATCTGGGAAAAGAACGCTGAGCGCTATAAGAAGATCAAACAGGCGCATGAGACCTGTAAGACCCTCACAGCAGCCTGCGATCGCTATGAGTTCACATCGGCAATTGCCGAACTGTGGGATGCCTATAAGAAGGACTTCGACACCTACGACCACTACGTGCTCGTTGACGTAAACGAGGAAGCAGGGACTCAGACTCCTGATACCGAAGAAGTGCAGTTGTCTGCAGAGGATGTGAAGGCCATCAATGCCGCACGCCCTTATATCTCCAAGAACCTTCCAAAATTGATCGCCCTCGTGGCAGCCGCCAAGCAGGAAGGATTCACTGAGGCTCAGGCTCAGAAACTGGAGAGTTGGCGCGACCGCATACAGCAGCGCGTCGACGTGCTGATCCGCACGAAGCAGGTTATCAAGGATGAACTTCGCCAGCAGCTGACGGAGGCAGACATCAAACTCGAGATTTCTGATTCAGATGGGCAGGGGCAGGAACATAGCGACGATACTCCAGCCACTGAATAAGTGCGCCTTTCAGTGCTATCTCGGTACTGGACTTCATACGCTCGGTCTCTTGAACTGGATTCTTCAGCAGACCGGGCGTGCTGATGTTTATGTCAGCACCTTCAGCACCAGCGAGGCTTTCCTGAATGGTTTCTTCAACCTACGTAAGAAGAAACTCATAGGGCATAGCGTCCTGTTGGCCGACCTGAAAGCATCAAAGAAGACTGTACAGCTATACCGGCTGATGCAGTCGTGCTTTGATACCGTATATCTTGGGATGAACCACTCGAAAATTGTCCTCGTGCAGAATGATACACACCTGGTATCAGTCATTTCATCCCAAAACCAGACATACGGCGATCGTGCAGAATGCACCATGGTCACTACTGACCAAATGGCATTCTATGACCTCTACAGCGGATTACGCGATATCGTGGATAAGAATTCAATACAACTAAATGGGCTGTTCGATGAAATTAATAGAAAAAATAACGTACACGGAGGAATTGCTGCAGGATATAACCAGGTGCGCGAAAACATTAATGACCCCGTCGATGGTGTCTTTCCGTTTGGGTATTGATGAAGTGCAGCTTCATGACGATATCAACACCCTTGGGCATCCTGCCCGACGTGCCTACTACTCAGGACTGGAAGAGACCGATAAGGAACTGCGCCAGCAGCAGCTGGACCTGATGCGCGCCGGCAGTCCGTCAGCAATCGCTGACTGTCAGCAGCGCATCGAGCGCATCCTGAATGAAATAACTGTCTAAAAATATATACTATGCCACTGCCTACCAATCTCGACGATTATACAAAGTACATCGTTAAGAGTGATGAAGAACTCCTTCAGGAACGAGTGAGTCCAACCATCATCCAACGGCTTCGCCGCCTGCGTGGACTGTACGCCTACTGGCTCCAGTTCCCGGATAAGTTCGAACGCGATATCATGCAGCAGGATATGGCGCTCTTCAACGTTGGCAGGGCACAGGCTTACGATGACGTGCGCCTGGTGCAGATTATCCTAGGCAATATGCAGCAGGCTTCCCGCAACTTCATGCGGTGGAAGATCAACCAGGATCTGGAGCAGGATCTGAAGGCCGCACGCCGGTCACAAGACCATCGTGCTGTAGCCTCTATCGAGAAGGTACGTGTGCTGAATAACCGCACCGATAAGGAGGATGAGCCGGATACGAACTACGACCGCATCCCGCTCTTTGGTGTCGTGTTTACCAGCAATCCCGCATCGCTTAAGATTCCTGGCTATGACAATGAGGCCTCACTGCGTAAGGATATCGATACGATGAACAAGCGCTATAGCCGTGAGATAGAGAAAGAGAAGAATTATACGGATTACGAAGAGGTAGAAGAGGATGGAACTGCAGGAACCGATATTTGAGCAGTACCTGAACGATGGTCAGGCTTACATGCTGATGATGATGCCGCGCGACCTCGTGGCTGAGTGCGGACGTGGTTTCGGTAAGGGTCTTGTACAGGCAGGGCGTGGTCTTAAGTCTGCTCAGCTGATGGAAGGATCCTGCGGCGCTGGCGTCTGTCCGTCTGTGAAACGTGGCCTAACAAACATCGTTCCCTCATGGATGATACACTGGGAGAACTGGGGCCTACGACGTGACCGCCATTATACCGTAGGAAAAAAGCCATGGAAGGCCCTCGGCTGGAAGAAACCTATCTTCGAGCCTGCCAACTGGGAGAATACCATTGCGTTCTACAATGGCTCCATCATCAACCTGATCAGCCAGGACCGTAGCGGTACCAGCAACTCTCTGTCTCTCGACTACGTCATCCTGGACGAAGCAAAGCTTCTCGACTTCGAGCAGCTGAAGGATGAGACATTCCAGGCTAACCGTGGCAATCAGATGTACTTCGGCAAGTGCTATCTGCATCATGGTATGACTATCACCTCCGATACGGCCATGACCAAGAAAGGATCCTGGTACTTCCGCTATGAGGAGCAGATGGATCCGGCACTCGTGCGGGTCATCGAGGGGCTGGTGAATCATATCTGGGTACTGAAACAAAAGATGAAAAAGCACCCTGAACGTGCCATCTACTATGAACGGAAGATCAGGAAAGAGGAAGAGCAACTGAACTTTTTCCGCTCTAAATGCTTGCTCTACTGTAAATACTCCAGCATTACGAACCTCGCCGTATTGGGGGCTGAGTTCGTCAAGCGCATGAAGCGTGAGCTGCCACTGCTTACCTTCATGACGTCCATCATGTGCATCCGTGTGGGTATCTCCCTCGACGGTTTCTATGGCGGTATGCGCGAGTCGGTGAACCTCTATACGGCACCGAATAACTCCGTGCTCCAGCTGGAAGCCCTCAATAATGAAGGTGGCATCCCGAATGACTGTCGCACCGACGGCGATCTGAAGCCGGACCAGCCGATTATCATTGCCTTTGATGCGAACGCGCTCATCAACTGGCTCGTGTGCGGCCAGGTGGGCGATGATGGTAAACTCCGTGTCTTGAAATCGTTCTTTGTCAAGTACGACCGCAAACTGGAAGAGCTGTGTGAGGACTTCATGGCTTACTACTATTACCATCGCACCCACCGTGTCATCTTCTACTATGATTCTACGTTCCTCGGTCAAGAATATGCATCTTCTAAGGGCCAGAGCTTTGCGACGATCATCAAGAGTATGTTCCGTCGTCATCAGTGGGCCGTCCGGGAAAAATATATTGGCAAACCTTGGGATCATATCAAGAAAAACGAACTGATTAACCGTATGTTCCAGGGCCGCGCCCGTCATCAGGTGCTCATCAACCGTGACAACAACCCTGATTTGCTCATCTCCATTCAGTCTGCAGGCGTGCGTAACGGCAATAAGGACAAATCAGGTGAGAAACTTGCAGAAACCGAAGAAGACCGTCTGGAGGCTCGTACGGACGGTTCAGATGCTTTCGATACTCTGTGTATTGGTGTTGAAAGGTATCCTGTCGCCTGGGGTCATGGAAGTCAGGTGAATGAATATCCACATTGAACTTTCAACTTGACTATGATACTCTTCAATGGCATTCCTGTATCGGGAGTGCCGTTTTCTTTTTGTATAATAGGAATTTGCTCTGTACCTCATGGGCGGTCTTGCCGTTATTCTTACGTCTGTTCTGCATATCCCATATGAGGCTTTCTGCTGATTGAATATGAGGTTGCTGTTATTTGCTTGGTGGATTTCTTGTTTTGTTATATCTCCTTTATTATATTGTTGGACGTTCCTATGCAAACGACATCTACTCCGGCAAGGTCTATCATGCATGGGGCTGAAGCCGTGCGATGGTGTCGCATGTCTCATCAGATGCTTTTATCTCCAACTCTAGTCCATTACCTCACCGTTGACACTTGTTTAGTTGAACTCTATTGTCTGCTAACTGTCTGTGTTATACCTGTCTGAAAGTTGTCTTTGCCATTTATTTAGAACTCTCCACCTTGTGTGCTTGTACTTTTTCCTGTGCAAAGTTAGGCAAGCACGTGTCCGGCAAGTACTGTCGCCAAGGCTCCTATTTGCTGCACAAAAATCCAACACACTTTCCGCATTTTCTTCTTAACGCCAGGTAGTGGCTAAAGAAAACGTGGTTTTTCAGATTTTTCCTTGAAATTCCTTGCCTTTAAGACACTATCACTTTTGCCTTTTAATCGCACGTAAAAATTACAAAAGCCCCCAAGGCTTCAAGTTTAATCCTAAAAAATAACAAATATGACAACTTCAATTCAGACATCGGTTTTTAACACCCAGACTATCAGCAGACATAAGAGATCATCTATCTATACAGTGGTAGTCAACGGAGAGGATGGTAACTATAAAGAGTTCGAGATAGAAGCATCCTCAGAGCCTGAAGCTCGCCAAAAAGCAGACTCCATCGCCATGAGTTGCATGATTGACGTTACCTACGTAGAAGTCTACAAAAACGCATAGAAACTATTTGTCTAACAAAAAAATATAGGAGAAAACAATTATGACTACACAGAATTCCACCAAGCAGATTACAGCTAAGCTCGTTAAGTCTAACGCATCTGAAAACCTCGTATGGGAAATCGCAATTACCAACAGCCGGAGTAAGAAACGCTATTGCAAGACTGCCCGTAAGGCACTGAGCTGCATCTTCTTCATCAAGAAAGAGAAGAACGTCACTATCGAGTACGAAACGCTACGTCATCTGAAGAATATCATAGCCAAGCAGAGACGTGCCAACGCTGATAACGAGAACCTTTCATCAGAAGCCCAGTAACATGGGCTTCTTTTGTTTCACATCACAGAGTACAATTATGAAAGCTATTCAACTGAATCTTTTCAAGCCCTCCAGCCAGCTGGATTTCTACTGCGAAGATGGCTACTTCAAAGCCTATGACGAAGATGCACGTATAGCATCCGAAATTTGCGGCATAGGCCTCGATCCCTATCAAAAGCGTGATGTTCTCACTTTGTCGCTCATTCGCCAGGCTGACATATATCTTCCTCGCCTGGTTCGAGCCGGTTACAAAATCAAAATGATAGGCATATGATTAAGTTCGCTCTTCTCGACTACTTGCCCCAAAGGATGCTGCATCGTTCATCCTTTGAACAGCAGCTGGCCGACCACATGATCCTTGGATTCAAGGATGGCCGAAACGTCTATACCCGATGGGCTGCAAAGCTTTTCGCTCGTGCTCTGTCAGCAATGGATTTATCGGATACGGTCATCGTCTGTGTGCCGGCCAGTACACGATATTCGAATGTCAGACGCTGGAAACGGTTCTCTGACATCCTCTGCCGATTGACGGGTGCAATAGACGGCTTCGACCGCATACAGGTTAGCGGTAGTCGGAAGCGGGCACATATCACTGGTGACTATGAGCTGGCGACGAATATCAAGCACTATGTGCATATCGATGCCGAATACTTCCGTGGCCGTAAAGTCCTGGTCATCGATGATATCTACACCACAGGGCAGTCGTCGGCTGCTTTCATAGCAGCTATGGAAGCAGCTGGTGCAACTGTCACCATGGCTATGTTCCTCGCTAAGACAAAAAGGTTCAGGGTCTGAGAAAGTCCGCATCTCGGACCCTGTGTAAAATAGGTATCGCGCCTATCGTACCCCGCCCACCCTGGGCCGTGCGCTTTGCTTATGCCCGGTGAACGATAGGCGCGATGGGGCGAAGCCCCGTTTTTCTTATGGCCCACCCTCATTCCCCTGCGCACCTGAACGTTCAAAATTCGACACTGTCAGATGAACAGACAGAGTCATTCACGTTCCCCATACAGGACGCGCACACTGCCACCACGCTCCTGCTGCCAGTACCATTGTTCCGCTCCGTTGCGCATGAGATGCCGAGAGAGCCTTGGCGGCTGATATGTGGTGGTTCGCATCGAAGAGAGCATGACATGACATCACGCACACATCGATGACGTGCCAGGGCACCACCGCCACGTCTCAGCCAGGCACACCCGGCATCTGATGCTCCACTATGCTACACGTAGGTATTGGCTGCAGGAGCGGATGACATCGTGCCACCCTGTTTGTACGTCATGCGACGTATAGGTGCTTGCCTGTTCCCGCCACAAAAATGTGGCATTTTTATGTAATTTGGTTAAATGATATTAAAATTAATAACATTTTTCCTTGATTGTTTTGATATTTAAATTAATATCATTACCTTTGTATCGTGATAATCAATAAGAGAACAAAATGAAGTACAACGAACTTGAAAAGATGGTTAAGAAGGCTGGGTGCTACGACACAGGGGCACAACAGGCGGGCCACCCGCTATGGTACAGCCCTAAGACCGGAAAGACATTCCAAATGAGCAATCATGGAAGTGAAGAGGTGGCAAAGGGAACGTTAAATCAAATCCTAAAAAGGGCAGGGCTGAAATAAGCCCCGCCTCAATTAGGAACAAATTAAAGAAAGGGTAAGACAATGAGAAAGGTAAATGCAGTTATCGAGAGAGCAGGTGATGGTACGTACAGCATCTACAGCGATGCTGAAGACTTGGACTATCTGGTGACAGGCACAGGTAAGACTGTGGATGAAGCAAAGCGTATATTTGAAGGGGGCTATGAGGACATGCGCCGCTACTATGCCAAAGAGGGCAAGCCTTTTACCGAGGTGGAGATGGTGTACAAATACGACATGGCTTCATTCTTGGCCTACTATTCCAAGGTCATATCGTTGGCTGGTCTGTCACGTCTCACTGGCATCAACCAGCAGCAGTTGAGCCACTACGTGACAGGACGCCGCAATCCTTCTCCCAAGACCATAGCCAAAGTGGAGAATGCCATTCACCTCTTTGCTCAGGACTTAGCTTCTGTGCACTTCGCCTGATTATCACACCTTCAAGCTCGTAAGCACAGAGCACGCCCCGACCTCATGCAGGCCGGGGCTTTTCGTGTCTCATGGTGCGCCACGACCGCGGATATGGTCGGGCTGACGTGTTCGGCAGCGACACAAGGCGGCAATTGCTACAAGTAAAAAGTCCTTACATATACCGCTTGATAAAAGGGGGCAATTGCCTCGGGAGCGTAGGGCGGTGGGGGCTGCTGAGCCAGCAGTGGGGCGCTCTTTTCGCGCCCCACGCCCCGGAAATGCCGATAAATAGGGACTTTTATCGTCTGCGACCGTGGAATATTTGCCAAAAACGACCCAAATTGCCACTCGTGGAGATGTCAATTCGGGGCCCAGAGCGGAAAAACGGGTTCACTTGCCTCTCGCCCATGGGCGATTGCCTCCCGTTTTGAGTGAAAAATGAAAAAGTCTGCAGACTGTGCATTTGTTTCGAAAAAAATGCTTACCTTTGCGCCATGTTATTATTACGAGATTCTCCATTGCAGGGTGGCTGTCCAAAATGTGGACGCCCTCTATCGCCAATCACAGGCCGATGTAGTCATTGTGGGTGGATTGACGGATTGAATGTAGCCGATTATATCACTAAAGGTAATTTATATGGGTAATAACAATGATTTTATCTTTTTCAATCATTTGAAAAGTCTTATAAAAGAGGATGGCTGCATTTGGCATGATTCAGGTGAAGGATTCCTTTGGACTGAAAAGCTTAGTCCGTCTAAGGTTATAGTGTGGTTTTATTATCTGCACGCTGATGAAATAAAAATCATCATTGGCGTAAACGGTTTCCAAAAAGGTGCTATCTCCTTGGATGAAATCCACTTAATGAGGCTTTACAAGGCAATAGGTGGGAAAGGGGATGTAGTCTCGGATATCACAAAGGACGAATGGAAATCAATGATGTCATACCTATATAATGAAACAGAGGAAGCAATGATAATGTCAAAAAAGGCATGATGATGCTTTTCTCTCAGAAAATTTGTTTATCTTTGCAGCCGTTTATTAATTTCAAGTAATATGAAAAAGGTATTTATAGTTATGATTCTGGCACTACTGGCTGCCAACGTGAATGCACAGAATGCTTATTTAGTATCAGAAGAAAAACTTTCTGGTGAATGGAAATTAGACTGGTATGCTGGTGATTGGGAAAACTCTACTTGGGGTGTTCCCCAAAAGATAGGTTTAAACAATGGTAAACAAAGCTATTATGATGGTAATAAAAGTCAGTATGTGGCAGGATGGTTTATTAGCAATTATAATAAATTGCATTTAGTTCACGATAGAGATTACGACGGATATACAGGTATTTCTTTTTCAGACTTTATCATAGTAAACTATTCTGAAGAAACTATGACGTTAAAGACGTATGATGGAAAAGGATTAGTTCAACTAAAAAGAGTAGATACATCTAATGTGGATGCCACACAAGTTCAACGGAAAAAAGATTCAAAGAAATACAACCTTCAGGGCGTGAAAGTTGATGATCCTGAAGGAATTTATATTCAAAACGGACAAAAATTCATCGCTAAATAAAGATTTTCCCGAAATTTCTTGGAAGTTTCGGGATTTTTGTCTATCTTTGCCATCGCTAAACATCATAGAGCGGTTTGCTCCGGGGGCGGTGAAAGACGCCCGAGTAACAACTCAGGGCATTTTTTTATGCTCATACTTCCGAGACCTGCCAAAGGTCTCATTAGGCCATAGGAGGCTGCACCCCAGTAGATATAAGTCCTCGGACAAAGTCTATGATGTTTAGCGACAGGGACTGCAGTCTCTTTCTGTTTGTCCCTGTCCCTTGAGGAAGGCGCTCCTCGCCGTGAGGCAGGAGGGATATAAGAGAGAAGTCCGAAAGGATCCACGTTCGAAAAGTTGGCCCGCCTTCCTCTCCAAGGGGAGAGTGTTCTAGCCGTGAGGCAGAACGGGATAGAGTGCCGCATCCGCAAGGATGTACGTCATGGAAGCGTGGGAGCTCTCCCCTTTACAGACGAAACAACAAACCGCACAGGGCGGTTCCCTGTATAGCTAAACATCATAGCAATTATGCAAAATTCAATCCAACTCAGGCAGGCTCAGCCTACGATGCTCCAGCAGCTGGAGACATTCGTAAAGAGCATGCGGCAGAAGTTCGACCAGAAGATCTCTGATAGCGAACTCTGTCAGGTACTTGGCATCACGCCGTGGCACTTCTCTCTTCAGGGCCTTGCATATACTGCAGCCCTCTTCCTGGTTCTCTTGGTAGTATGTGGTGTGGCCGAATGGCTTGATGGGGTTAGGCTATGAATAAGATGACGCTTACCCCTGAGCTGACGGAAGCCCTGTGTGGCTTCTGTGGTGACGTGGCCACGATGGAAAACAACGTGGACCTGATTGACTGCATCGAGGAACATTACATCGATGACGAATCCGAGGAACCTGCCAAGGTTCTTGACACTCTCAAGTCGCTTCGCAATCTGAAGCGTGATATGATGAAGATATTGAAGGCAATGAGAAAAGCAGAAGGAGTATGAAAGAGATGAGTGATAAGATGAAGGAACGCATAGCCAAATGGCTGGAGTCGCTCGATGAGGAGGAAAAGAACCAGGTGGAGCTGCTTGATGCCTACTTCACGTTCCGTACGAACATGCCTGGTGAGGATCCTGGCTTCGGCAAGGCCTCTGAGGAACCGAAGACTACGGAGGAGATTATGGATGACCTCACTCCGATGATGAATATCAGTAAGGATGTGGTGGCTGGGTATATGCGTTCCCACGAATACGGCTTTACCACTCTGTCCGATGGTTCTGTCAGGTGGGCCATCTGGCGATATCTGGACGTAACCGTTCTGACGTGAATATACTGCGGTTCTACCCCTAGAACTATAGGTGAGCATTTGTATAATCAACATTGTACGGGAGGGATGCGTCGTGAGGATGTGTCCCTCCCTTTGTATTTTTATCTTTAAGGTAGGGTTGCTACCTTTGCGGAAAAGAATAAAACGCAATGGAAGCAGTCAGTCTGACATCATTCAATTCTATATATTTCACGTCGGATGTTCCTGACGTGATAGTTAGTGTGCCATCCGGTGCCGTCAAGTCACGAGTGGTCATGTCATGCGATGGCAATGACTTCTTTGATGAAGTTCTCTGGCCAATCAATGGCGCTATCACGTTTCAGGATCTTGGCCAACTGATGGAGCCGCTGGCGCAGGCAAGCCTCAGGGTATCCCTTGCTATTAGAGCCCAGGCACTCGATGCCAATGACGGGTCGGTAGGTTCGCCAGTGTCGTCAACTTCCACGATTCTGTTCTCACGCGCCGATGTGGGAATCTCGGCAGCGGAGTTCTATACGAACAACTACCTCTCCATCCTGCAGGGTGATAAGGTTACAGCTCATGGCCGTCTGGAATACCTTTGGTATTATGGACAGGATGAAGCCACCGTGTCTGCTATCTATGACGATGGCACCTCTCGGTCGTTTACCGCCCTGAGAAGTGGGGGAACATCTGTCTATTCCCAACTCGACGTCAGCCCTGACTACTACGAAGTGGAGGGCAAGCAGCTGGTAGCATACACGGTGACGGCAGGTAGCAGGGTGCAACGCTTCGTTATGGACTTGAACCAACCAGACTGTGCACCGATACTGGAGTTTTACAACTCCTTTGGTGTGTGGGAGCTTATATACTGTACCGGTACCCACAAGGTGAGTCCTGACTATAAGCGTTCATCAGCACGCATCGGTGGCAAATTGCGGAACTATAAGATTGAGGAAACACGTACGTTCAAGGCAGATACAGGCATATTGACCACTGCTATGGCCAACTGGGCTGATGACCTGTTCCGCTCTGATAAGGTTTATGTAGTCAATGTGGTGAATGGCCAGATTACCAGCAGGGATGGAGGTAAGGAGATTGTGCTTTCTGATTCTAAGTCAGAGAGAACAAATGACGATGACGACATGCCACGCTTTACCTTCTCGTACCAGTATGCGCAGCGCATCCATAATGTGGTGCAGATGAACCGCGTCGGACGTATTTTCGACAACACGTTTGACCATACCTTCAACTAATATGAAAGAGGCCTTACATATCAACGACGTGCTAAAGCAGCTGGATAAGGCTGGGAAAGAGCGGAAAAAAGTCAACGTCAGGGCATGGAAAAAGGACGGCAACGAGGTTGACTATATCGGCTGGTTACCACTCACCGGCCACTGGCGGGGTGGCATCCATCGCCTGATGAACCCTGTAAACGGGGATGTGAGAGCCGTCATCGACGTGCTGATTTATGAGTTTAACGGACATACAGTATATCTATGAATGAAGAGAACAAACAAGAGCTGGTGCCTATAGGGCGCCGACCGGGTTGGACACGCTACGGCGTTGCCCCTGCAGGCGTGGTAGATATCGCTGAAGAGGGCAGTCCTGCCACCAAGTACCAGGAGAGCCGCGTCATTGTACAGAATTTCGATGAGAAACTGACAACCAACCCCATCACTATAGGTGGTGTCAAATATGAATATGTCCCGTATGGGGATGATGATCAGTTGCCATTCGAGGTGATGGAACGTATCGGTGAGAACATGGTGACATCACAGTGTCAGCTGTTCAATGTGCAGGCCTGCTACGGTCAAGGCGTGCGCTTCATAGACCGTGACACGCGCGAGGATACTCAGGATGCCGCCATACGCGACTTCTGCCTCAGAAATTCGCTGCACGAAATGTTCCTGGAGCAAGCTACGGACATGAAGTTCTTCTTTACTACTATTACGAAGATCATCCTATGCCGTGACCACAGCAAGATTGTGAAGGTGCGCCATAAGGAGATGTGCTACTGCCGCTTTGCCCGTCTGGCAGGTAAGAAACGCTTCGAATATGTATTGTATGGTGACTGGCGAGAGAGTGCTCCAGACCCAAACAACATCGAGGTGCTGCCATTGCTCGACTTCTGCGACCCCTTGGGTGACCTGATGGTACGCATGGGCAAAGAGAACGATCCCATGACAGGTGAGAAGCGCAGGGCACCGAAGGACGGTAAGGACTGCGAGTTTGCCATTGTATGCCGCATGGCTACACCTGGCCGTCAGGTTTATTCCAGACCCTACTATTTCTCGGCTTTCCGCGACTCGTGGTTTGATATCTATGAGCTGATTGGCATCGGCAAGCGGTTCATGATCCAGAATACATCAGCGCCACGCTTACAGATCGAAGTGCATGATGATTATTGGGATATTGTCTGCGACAATGATGGCATCACAGATGAAGCCGAACGCAAGGCACGCATCAAGGAGGAAAAAAATCGTATCATCGATTTTGTCTGCGGTCCGAAGAATGCAGGTAAGGCACTCATCAGCGGCTACTATGTTGATCCCACAGGTAAGGAGCACCCCATGGTTCGCGTCATCAACCTGAACCAGGGAAAGAAAGAGGGCGGCGACTGGGCAGACGATATGCAGGAGGCAGCCAACACACTGTGCTTTGCTTTCGGTGTACATCCTAATTTAATTGGAGCCACACCAGGAAAGAGCCAGATGAACAATTCGGGCTCAGATAAGCGCGAGCTGTTCACCATGAAGCAGGCTCTTGAAAAGCCGTTCCACGACGTGATGATGAAGCCTTACCACGTCATCCTCCACTATAACGAATGGAGCGAGAAAGTGACTGTCGACGTACCCATGCTGATGCTCACCACCCTCGATGAGAATAAGGATGCAGAGAAGGTGACTACTGATGACGACTCCACAAGAAAACTGGAGAATATGAAGAGAATCCTGAATAACGGATATACCAATGATGAAATGATTGATTTAATTAAGAGCCTGATCTATGGAGATAACTAAGCAAGAATTTGAAGCGATCCTGAGTGTAGCGACGTCCTCCCATGTGGAGGTATATGAGAAGGTGGAGCCACATTTCGAGGCTTCATATGATGAATGCAAGGCTGACGTTCTCGGAGATGTGGGAACGTCAGCCGCTGAAGGAGAGAATAATGAAAAGCTGACTGTGGCCGTGAAGCAATGGGTGGCTATCCATGCTTTCCTCGACGTGTTCCGCCAGCTCGACCTGGTACTGACTCCAACCGGATTCGGCGTGGTCAGCTCCAATCAGATGGCGCCTGCCTCTAAACAGCGTGTGGACGCCCTGATAGGTCATCTTCGTGACAGTGCGCTGCGGGCGCATGGTGAACTTCTCTTCCGTCTGTGCCACGTAGAAGGATGGGGCGCAACAGACCAGGCTAAAGAGAATATCGATACGCTTTTCTACGACTTCAGGATGCTGCAGAAGTTGCAAGGCCCTGCGGCCTCGCATCTGGAATGGCAGGCTGCTCAGCGTCTCATCGGCGAGGCTGACGAAGCGCTACGCCTGAAACTGAGCAACCAGTATATGGATCATCTGCTGAATGCAGTACGCTGTGGCACGGTGACTGACGATGACAAACCTGTCATCTTCCAGTGCAAGCACATCATCAACCTCTGGATTGCCGGTGACCAGGAGGCCGTCAAGCTGAAGATGCGCCGACTGTTGAACATGCTCGATGCAGATCTGGCAAAATATACCATCTATAGAGATTACGGATACCCAGTAAACCATCATGAGAATTTCAAGAACACTCCGGACGCACCGGCCTACATTTTTGGCTGATGGCTCGATAGACCTCTACGCCCCGACTTCGTGGCGCAAGATGACTCAGACACAGCTTCGCTATGTTCTGATGCTACTGTCGATGTGGGAGAGTATGGAACGCGTGAAGACGTATATGCTCGTGCGTTTCGCCGGTATCCATATCAAAGGCTATGCGCAGCGCGTGACACGTGATCAACCGCAAAGCTACAGCTGCTGGTTCCGACCTGCATGGTGGAAGCCCCGCTGCTGGTTCACACTGGAAGCCTGGCAGGTGCAGAGTTTCATCCAGCAATTCGACTTCATCGATCCGTTCGACGGCATGGATGTGCGGCTGGAGCGCATTCACGGCTGTCGGGCGGTCGACGATATCCTGGACCATTATCCATTCGGTGACTACCTCATGGCGGAACAGTACTACCAGCTGGCAGTCAGCAGCAGGAAGCCGGAGATGATAGAGAAGCTGGCATGCTTCCTTTACGTCAAGACAAAGCGCCACGGTTTCCTGTGGCTGAAAAAGAAAGAGGTACATCCCAAGCGACTGTCACTCTCACCCGCTGAGCAGATGGGCACGCTGCGCTGGTTTGCCCATGTAAAGAGCGAGTTTGCAGAACGCTGGCCGTACTTTTTCAGAAAGGTGGATGCAGATATCGAGGAGATGGACATCGACCTGATGGGCGCCATGGACGCACAAATTCGCGCACTGACAGAGGGTGATATCACCAAGGAAGAAACCATCAAGGCCTTGCCCTGCTGGCGTGCTCTGACTGAGCTTAACGAAAAGGCCCGCGAGGCCAAGGAGTTTCACGAAAAATACGATAAGAAATGATATTCGACGCACTTCACTACTTTGAGACGCTGGCACAGCAGAATATCCTGTGCCGCAACAACGGCTTCAAGCCTGTCTTCTGCTCAGGCCCAGACAGCATCGAGGGTGTGATGCAGCAGTTCCAGAAGACGGCCAACTTCATAATGATCGATGACACCACCGACCAGAACCTGTACTCGGAAGGTGTCTCGTACTTCAAGCGCCGTGTCTATACGGTCTTCGTTCTGGCATCCTACAAGTGGGATGACATGGAAGACCGAGAAGATAAGCTGAACCTCTGCAGGGAGATATTCCAACAGTTCGTGCGTCGCATGATCTGGGACAGGGCAAGGCATGAGAATGAAGATGATGACATCACCTTCCTCAATGTTGAGAAGGTATATTCCAAGGAGTTCGGCCGCTACACCATGAGTGGTGTCACTGGTCTTTACTTCATGGTAGAGAACGATGAGCCGGAATCGATGGACTATGAGGATGAACAGCAGCTGGAGAGTGAATGGATAACGGAAGAGGAGGATGACTGATGGGAACATCGTATGAACGGCTTGGTGGGCGTGTCTCTGGCCATGGACGTCGTGGGCATTACTTCAACGAGAAGGAAATGCATGAGTACGAGCGTGGCTGGTCGAAGATGATGATGGATATCTGGCGAGAGAAGCTCCAGCAGCTGAACATCACCGACTCTGGCGCCCTGCAGAACTCCATGGAGGAACTTGTGACAACGGGTCAGGTAACAACCATCGAACACAAGTTCCTGCAGTACGGTCTGTTCGTGGCCGCTGGTGTCGGCAAGGGCTTCGCTCATGGCAATGGTGGCGATCTGCTCTTCATGGGTGACAATTACCGTGAGGGCAAGCATGCCTATGAGTCGCGCCAGGTGGGTGCCGGACTGTCTGCAGGTCACATGAAGAGTCCTAAGTTCGAGGAGGTGACAGTCAAGCGTGGACCCAATGCAGGAAAACGTGCAGCCCTTACCTCTGGGGAGAAGCGCATGCCCCGTGACTGGTTCTTCAAGAAATACTACTATTCCATCCGTCGTCTGAACCTGAAGGAGTCTGCCTTCTATGGCCGTGCATACCAGGGCCTGATGTCCACGTTCCTCGACGAACTGTTCAGCGGTTCCATCAGGAGTAACCGTTTCTGATGTATTTTTATACTGATACAAGAGTGACTATCTTCGCAGAAAAATAAAACGATATGGCAGATACCAGTGCATTAAGAGCGTTGTTCGAAGTCATCCGTGATGAAAGACGGACGCATGCGAACACTGCAGAGAGGGTGGGTAACGCTCTCCTGGCCATCCTGCCATATCTGGGCGAATACATCAGAAAGGACCAACCTGACTCTACTGCCTACCTGCTGACTCTGCTGGCTGGTGCTGTCATAGGTGAGAGCAATAATATACGGCTGAACCCCGATGGTTCTATTGTCTGTTCTGCCATCAGGGTAAACGGCTCTGCCATCTTCGACGAACTGGTATTCAACCACCAGAACGTGCTGGAGGGCGATACCTACTTTACAGATCGTGCCATCATCGATTCTGTAGAATGGCTGGATGTTAACGTGGCACGTCTGACACTTCGCAAGATGTTCGAGGCTGATGAGTTCACCTTCCATGCAGGCGATATCGTGAAGTGGTCGAAAAACGATCTTTTGACGAAGGGAACGTTCAATACAGGATATGGTCGTGTGGAGAGTGTCAGCGGCCAGACAATGACGATCACCATGTATGACGGTGAAGACTGCCCAGGTGGCGTCAACTATCCACCATTTGCTGCAGCACATATGGCACGCCATGGCCATGTCAGCGACCCGTCGCGCCAATACTCTTTCTATGTGTCTGCTACCAACGGTGCATTCATGTTCCTGCAGGGTGTCGATAAGCCCATCCTCGAGGACACGGAAGCTGGCAGTAACATCTCTGCATGGATAGGTCTGCCTCCGGACAGCTATCTGACACGAGATCTTATCAATCGTGGTGTCATCAACCCTAACCAGCCTTACGTCTATTCCAAGGGTATCATCACGGAGGATCTTATCAAAGTGGACTATCTCGGCAATCCTCAGTACCAAAGCCGCGACTGTGGTACGTGGATAGCTCAGAGACAGTATATGCATGGATATGATTCCCTGGCACGTGGCTATTTTACCGACCATGTATGGTGGATGGGCTGCTTGTGGAAAGCTGCTGTTGCCTTACCGACTGTCGGAAGAGAGCCGCGTCTGAACAATACGGACTGGGTGTGCGTGATAGGTGTTCATAACGTGAATGTGGATATTATATCAAGCGAAGGTGACTGGTTCCTAGCAGGTTCAACGTTCACCACCACTTTAGAAGCCAGCGTGTTTCATGCAGAACAGGAATGGACGCAGGCTCAGATTGGCATTGCCAATATCCGATGGGAACGTATATGGGATCACGGCACAGGCGATGCAGCATGGAACGTCCAGCATGGCGCAGGGCGTGATGGCCTGAACCTGAATATCAACTCGGCTGTTGACATTCCCGGTGAGTGGGTGGCAGGTTCTAAGGTAGCATTCAAGTGCATCGTGACAATGCCCGATGGTGAAAGCTATAGTTCGGATTATTCAATAATAATATAGGAAATATGAGAAGAGAGAGCCAAGGAAGAATGGTATTCGAGCCGTTGATGTTCGGTTTCCAGATGTTGGAACTGAGAGCGTCATACGTTCAGAAATATGATGCCGTACAGGCAGAGTATCTTCCTGATCGTACGCTAACACCGTGCGTGTTGATACCGAAACTTCCGGTAATAGACAATGATGGTATTGCCACAGGTGACAAAACCACAGAGATGGTGAACGTAACGTGGACGGTGAATGGCAGGTTTAACGGCGTTAACTGGGTGAATGGTACTGACTACATCGTTGATCCTGATACGCATCAGCTGACGATACAGGCCAACATGGATCCCGGATATATGGGTAAGGTGTCGTTCTATGGAGAGTACCTGGATGAACGAATAAACAAAGTCCACAAGTTTACTTGGGAACGTTCCTTGACCTGTGAGACGTATGCCGACTACAATGTGCAGCTTCGCATGGAACAGTCGAAAATCAGCCTGTCACCATGGAAAAACCGTGGCACGTTCGGTATTCCGGCACAACTGTATAACAGTGATGCTCCAGCTCCGGATGCTGACTGTTCGTATCAGTGGTTTGTATGGGATAACAATGTATTCCGTCCCGTTGGCATGTATTATCCTGACCTGTGGTATGATGGTGGTGCAAACACCAAAACAATACGAGTAAAACAGGCATACATCCAGAATATACTGCTCTGTTGTCAGGCATACTTAAGAGATGCACCGGACAAAGTGCGTAGTGCTACGGTTCGTGTACGTCGCTGGTATGGCCAGTATGACGATGACCTCGTATGGCTTTCGGGAAAGTACATCTTCCCTGACACTACCAACGCCGAGGCCGAGGTGGTAATTACAAGGCGACAGGGTGTCGTGGCAAATCCTCTGCAGTACTTCGACATAGAAATACTGTATAATAACGGTTCTGGTGATTGGTGGCAGCATGTATGCCATGAGAACCGTGGTATGGTACCACGCAGCATGTTCCCTGTTGACACCACCATGCAGCATCGTTTCGGTTGGATATTGCGCGAGAAGTCGGCACTTCTGCCTCTGATTAACGGAAACAAGTATTTCACTATAAACGGGAGGGTGGCCGTAGGTCAGTTCCCGACAACACCAAGGGAAGAGTAAACAGATAAGGATATGCAATACTACATCATCACAGCAGAGCTGGCCCGTCAGTTAGGGCTTGACAAAATCAGCAAGGGCAATGACACCAAAGGCTACCTGGTGCATCAGGGAGATTTGGTTATGTGCGATATCGAGAGTGAAATAAACAATGGCCAACTGTCTGAATTAACCATTAGCCAGGCCAAGATATTCATCAAAAACTTATAAGTTATGGAATTTTCTAGTGTAAGACATCTTTTTAGCTACAACAACGGTGATAACATCACACCGGGTATGGGTGTACAGATCGATGCAGGTTATGGCCTGGCTCAGTTCTGGGATATATCAGCAGGCAGGGTGACAAATACCGACTTCACCCAGCATCCTGCTACGCTGTTCCCTCAGGCATGGTCATCGAGAATGGGTAGGTTTGTTGTGCCAGAGCAAGGCAGCTGGTTCTATGGCAGTCCTCTTGGAACGGCACTGACATTTGATGCCTCAGGCAATTGTACGACAACAGGCCTTGGCAGTACATTCAAGCTGACCACTGTGGTCATGAACAACTTGACTTTCCCTGCCCTTCAGATTATAGGTAACTTGGCATCGGCAAATGACCTGGTAGATAAGTATATCTATTATACCGGAACGTATAAGGGCATGGACTTCACCTGCCAGCAGCTGATCAATATCCAGGCATCTTCTGCTGATGCTTACGACATATTAATAAGTGCCATAGGACAGGATGGTACGGGTGACGATGTACTGTCTAATGACAACGACTGGGTGAAGCTGACACCATCTCTGCAACGCGCAGGAACACCTATCACAAGTGGTGTCTCTTATACTTGGCAGCGTCTTGTAAATGGCAACTGGTCTAACATTACTTCCACCACTGGATTGTATGAAATCAATAACACCGATCATAGCCTGAAGGTGTTCAATGCCGGTGTCGAGGGCGTAGAGTCATTCCGTTGTGTCGCTGTATGCAACAGTAAGACTTATTATAAGGTCAGAGAGCTTACGGACGTTCACGATCCATATTATATCGTGGACTACTGCACTCATACAGACAGTGTTGCTCCAGGAGAGACTGCAGTGTTCCGCCCCAAGGTGATAGACAGAGCTACCAACAGTCAAGACACTGCACATACCTGGTCCTTTGCCTACACGCTGACAAAACTGCCGTCAGGCGATTCGGTAAAGACAGGAACCGGCTCGACATTCTCAGTGACATACGATGAGATTGAAAACGCTGGAGGTAACACCATGACCAGAATTGAAGCGATAAGCAACTAAAGATGAGTCTTAAGGTAACAGGAACCAGGCAGCTATTCACAGCCCCTAAGGGTGAGAAAGGCGATAAGGGTGAAGATGGCAACAGCTTCACCCCCAAAGGCCAGGCATATGGTCATTTCGATAGCAGTGATGATTTTTATGATGCCATGGATCAAGGTCAGCTGAATTATGCCGAATCTTTTCTTGTGGACGATGATGAGGGCGGCACAGCAAAGGTCTACACTATCGCTATTCGACGTATAGGTGTTGTAGACGCTGAAGATGGTGATGCTTATACCATTGTCGGTACTAAACACCTATGGGCTGCAACTGGCCACAAATGGGTGGACTTCGGTGAAATCCAAGGCCCTCCAGGCGAAAATGGTCAGGATGGTGATGACGGTCACGATGCAGAACTATACAAGCTCCAGCTGACAGAGGGCTGGGCCCGATGGGAAAAATACGGTTCCGGATGGAGACTTAAATGCTGCATCAAGGGTAATGCTTGGTTCATCAGAGGAGGCACGCAGATGTCTGCCACCTC